CGTTGCGAAGCTCGATCCGCTCCTGACCGTTCGCGTCCGGCATTCGTTTCACCAGCCGCAACAAGTCCGGCGTCAACTCCAACCGGGTCCGCAGCCTCCGGTAGTGCTCCTGGGAGGTGTCGAACCGGTGGGCGGTGTGCGTGATCAGATCAACCGCGTCATCGAGGAACAGCCAGTACAGCTCGACCACTTCAAGAATCGCGTTCTTGCCGTTCTGCCGTGGGCAGATGATCGCAACCTGGAAAGCGAAACACCGCCCGACCGGATCCTCACCGAGCGCCAGCCGAACAACAGCCTTCTGCCACTCGTCCAGGAACAGGCCGGTCGACTCACCGAGAGCGATCGCCTCCTCGCCGGCGCTTGACGCCATCGCCGGGATCCGCAGGAACCGCGGCGGCACGCCGCTCTTGGCGGGCCACGTGGAGTTCGTCAACGGTGCTCACCTCCGGAACGGCCAGCGCATCGAGATCCGCGAGCACGTCACGCAACTGCCGCGCCAACGGGGCGACCTTGTCCGTCTCCGCTTCCTCGATCGCCGCGGCCAACTCGTCACGCAACGCGACCAGCGACGACCGCAAATCACCGTCCTTGACGACCTCCGACAGCTTGCGGACGGCCCGTTTCGTCGGTGTCGCGGTGCGTCGAGCGGCCAAATCGTCACGCTCCGGGGAGAGAAAAGTTGACTGTGGCGGTCTGGCGTGGCGCGGCGTTCCCTAAAAATCGCGGCGGGGTGGGGCCTGTCGCCTCGTCTCACGGCTTCGCGCACGTCGATGCGATGTTTCGTTCATCGCGTTTCGTTTCGTGTCCTCGTGCCTCGCCTGCGGGGGAGCGTCCAACCTGGCCCCCGCAGGTGCTGGTCACGGCGTTGTATCCGTTACACCTATCGACTAGGCTGGGTGGCGTGACCCGGTGTGTCGAGTGTTCCGCTGTTCTGTCACCGCTTGCCCGTGCTGATGCCCGCTACTGCTCGGGTCGGTGTCGGGTGCGGGGGCACCGGTCCACGGTTCCCGCTGAGCTGCGTAGCCTTGACCAATGGGTGCGTCACGACAAGGCGAAGCGTCCTCTTGCCGGGCCTTCACGGCTGGCGTCGGTGACGGACCCTGCCACCTGGCGAAGCTGGCACGGGGTACGCCAGGCCACCGAGGGATCCGGAATCGGGTTCGTGCTCACCGGGGCGGGGCTGGTGTGCGTTGACCTTGACGATGCGCTCGATGACGGTCGGCCGTTGCCGTGGTGCGCCGAGCTGCTTGCCACCTGTCCGGCCACGTGGGTCGAGGTGTCCCCGTCGAGACGTGGCCTGCACGTCTGGGGTCGGGGTGTGGTGGGCAAGGGGCGACGCACCACGATCGGCGACGGTGGCGTCGAGGTGTACGACCGTGGCCGGTACATCACCGTGACCGGTGAGCGGTTCTCCTCGACGTCGACACTGGCCGAGCTGACCGGCTGGCTGGAGTTGCTACCAACGGCGTGAGTGGGTGTGTCGAGGTTGGTGACGTGACCAGGCGGCGTGACACTCGGCCCTGACCGTCGGGGTCGGCATCCGCGTGCCGCGGGTCGAGTTGCAGCAGCGGTGCGCGTGGTGCAGGTTCGCCACGTCCAATGCTGAGCCGCCGGCGGATCGAGGGATGATCTCGTCGATGGTCGAGCCGAGCGGGTCGTGTTGCGCCGATCGGGTCAGGTCGACGAGCTCACCGCACAGCCAGCAGTCGGGTTCGAGTCTGCGGACCTCGGCGACGAGCTTGCGGCGAGGACGCGTGTTGAGCTGGGCTCGTGTGTCCACGACGCTCCCCTGTTGGTCGTTGCGTCCGGGCCGGGAGCACACCCAGTGTTCGCAGCCCGGACGCGAACGGAAACCCTGCCGTGGTCGACGGTGGGTCTCCGGGTAGCGAAGCTGGCGACCGTGGCGGGGGTCGGTGCGGGCAACGCTGACGCCAAGTTACGTGCTTGTTGTTTGGATGTCAAGCATTCCGCGGGTTTCCGTCGATTCAGACGTACAGCACCGAGTGGAGGTTCTACAGGCTCGACGCGGACACGGCACGACGCGGCCGGAGCTTGCCAGCGCGTTGACCGAGTCGCAGTTCCTGGTCGGTGGGTGCCTCGCCGGTTCGGGCCACGAACTCGTAGCAGGGGCGGCACAGGTCCTCGGGGTTGTCGAGGTTGCCGTTGACGGTGCCGCGGCGATGGACGGGTGCCCACACGTCGATGCGGGCGTGGCGTGCGCAGCCCGGTTCGTTCGAGCTGCTGGTCTCGCGCAGTGCCTTCGCGCTCGGTGGGCGTGGCGTCCACGCCTGCACGATCCTCACCGCCTGGTCGCCGTCGCCCTTCGCGATCGCTTTGCGGAGTCGTTTGAGTTCGTGACCGCCGTTGTCGCCTTCGAGCATCCGCGAGAACGTCGGATCGGACACGCCGCCCTTCTGGCCGGGCCCACCACCGCTCGACGGCCATGGTCGGTCGTCGCGCATCCTGTCCGCAGCCACCTCGACCGCGGGTCGTTCGGTGCGGCCGTCCCATGTGGGCTTGAGCAGACGGGCCTTGTCGGCGCGGGTGAGCGGTGATGCGGTGACGAGATGGCTGTAGCGGGTCACGATGCCTCGCCGGCTCGGCGCAGGGTGAGGCGCAGGTCGCGGTTGAACTCCTCGACGAGCGTGCGTTTGGCGGCGATGGTGGCCCGCGACGCCAGGCGGTAGTTGCGTGCCCAGCCGCCGAGGGCTGTCGTGCGGGTGGCCTTGCCGCCGAGGCTGTACCTCGCCGTGACCTGCCAGCGGTAGCCGATGGGGCGCTTGTTGATGCTCGGCTTGAGGCCGACGAGACGTAGCGGGATCGTGGGTTGGGTGGTCATCGGGTTTGCTCCTGTTCAGCGAGGGCACGGGCACGGGTCAAGTCGTTGGATCGGACCGCATGGGCGAGCGAGCGGAGCAGGTTGTCGCGGTCGCTGTCGGCAGGGACGGCGGGCGCGGGGATTCCGGCGAGGCGTCGACGTAGCGTCTCGTTCTCGGCGTGAACCTTGGCGCAACGCTCGGCGAGTCGGTCGTCGGTCGTCAGCCGCAGGAACAGCGGCGACCACCAGTCGAGGGCGTCCTGGTCGGTCACCGGTTGGCTGCCAGGAACTCGTGGATCATCTCGGTTGTTTCGGCGATCCCGGTCTTCAACCGTTCGTCTCTCGTCGAGCAGCAAGGGCAGTTCTCCGGTCCTCGGTGATGGTCGTGGGCGGGCCGTTCCACCGCTGCCCAGTAGGCGTTGATCGCAGCCATGAGCTTCGCCGAGCGCGACTGCGGGAGCCGTGGCGCAGCGGGGAGCGCGTTGTGCGCCATGCGACCCGCCGCGATGCCCCGTGCGGCTTGGATCAGCCGGGCGATCGACGGTGGCCGTTCGTCGGACTGCACCAGCCGGCGTGCTGCGGTGTGCGCGTCCTGGGCGTCGATGCCTCGCAACGCGTCAGCCCACACGACCGCGGTGTCCTCGCCGACGTTCATGGTCGGCCACGCCTCGGTGAAGTAGCTCAGGATCTGTCCGGCCTCGATGGGGTTCACGAAACGACCCTCGCGTTGAGGACCGTAGAGCGATCCGACCCGACCAAATGATGCGATGTGCCCGACAGGTCATCCGCGGGCGTTGTAGGTGCCTTCTCGGCCGACTGGTGGCATTCCACGCGTGTCATTCGCTCCAACGAGGCGGCGATCTTGGCGCGGTTCGATGCGGGCTTGTCGAGCGTCGAGGTTCGCGGCTTCGGTGGCGGATCGTCGTAGCGGCCACCGTTGAGCCACGTCGCCGGATGCGGGATGAACTGCTCCTCGAACGTCGTCCACGGGCCGAGATGCGCCGCGAGGCCTTCGTCGATGCGATCCATGCTCGCCCGCTTCCGGGCACGATCCCACGCCTTGCGAGCCTCGGCGCGCCCGGTCTTGCGTGGGTAGAGCTTCCAGAACGCTTCGAAGCGGTCGCTCACCGTCGCCGAAGGCGGCGAAGCGGGAGCGGCGAGAGCGAGGGTTCTCGAAGTCGTGTTCGGGGGAGTGTTTTCTCCTTCTCCCTCTACCTCTCCCTCTCCTGCTACCACTACAGGCCCTGATTCGTCCGCGACCTGTCGCGTACTGTTCCGCGAGCCGTCCGCGAGCCGTCCGCGATCGTGCTCGACGTCGTCCGTGCGCAGATCGGAAGGCTCCGGCGGTGGTGGGATCTTGCTCTGCTGCGGCCGTTGCGGATGCTGGTGCTCGCGCCACGAGGGAACCGCGAGGTAGCGCACCCCGTCGAGCGCGTAGCGGACGATCAGCCCCACGTCCGCCAGGTTCGTCAGCTCGACGTCGAGCCGAACATGGTCGATGTCGTCGTGCAACGGGTAGATCGCCGCCTTGATCAGCCGCGGGTTGTCCCGGCACCGACCCTCGTCGTCGCAATGAGTCCAGAGGCGGACGAACGTGCGCTCCAGCTCCGCGGGCAGTTGCGCCATCGTCTCGGAGAGGCAGATTTCGGGCTTGACGGATCGGATGCGGGCCATCTAGACGACCTTTCGGATCGGGGACGCGCCTGCCAAATGACCGCCCCACACGCCGGCTGTTTCGCCGTCCCCAGCGGCGGAACATTGGACGCGGACCGGGCAGGTCTGGCAGACCTTGCAGGCTGCGGCGAGACTGCGTGCGTCTCGCGAGAAGAACAGGCGCGTCATGCCTTTGCAGGCTGCGTCGTCGCGCCAGTTCTTGAGGTCCATCATGCGCCTATGACCCTGTGGAATGACAGAGGTGTAACTTAGGTTTTTCTCCACAGATTGCCCGATCTGGCTGTGTATCACGGTCGGTTCCGCTGTGGATATGGCTGTGGAGTCTGTGGATTGTTGCAGGACACCTCGGACCGCTTCGGCGAGGCGGATCTGTTCGGCGTGGTTCATGCGGTCGATGTGCCCGGCTGCCCATTCGTCGCCGCGGTCGCGATGCCATGCGGCGAGCTGCGCGCACAGGGTCAGGGTGTCGGTCACGACTCG